CCCCGTGGCTATCGGCTGTTTGTCGACACGATGTTGACTATTCGGCCTTTGGAGGAATTGGCATCTAGAGAAGTTGAGCGTTCTTTGGGAGAGTTAGGGCATCCTTCTAACCCAACACTTAATTTAGATAAAGTATCTCACCTAATTACAAGCCTTCGGTTTGAAGGTAAAAATGTAATTGGCAAAGCAAAAATTTTAGAAACCCCAATGGGTAACATTGCTCGCAATTTAATTGAGAACGAAATAATGTTGGGAGTTTCATCAAGAGGTTTAGGATCATTAAAACTCAATAAAGAGGGTGTTAATGAAGTACAGGATGATTTTCATCTTGCGACTGTAGATATTGTCGCAGATCCGTCAGCACATGATGCCTATGTTCAAGGCATTTATGAGTCTGCAGAATGGATTTGCGAAAACGGAGTTTGGAAAGCGATTGACGTCGAACGAGCGCAACAAACATTAAAGAAGGCATCTAAAGCTAATCTCGAAGAGACAAAATTAAAGATGTTTGAAGAGTTTATGTCTAGATTATCTAGATAACCAAACTTATAAATAATTAAGAACAATCCATTTAGGAGACACTAATGTCAGTAGAAAGCAAAATTAAAGAATTGCTAGGGCGCGTAGATGCTAAAGCAAGTCTTGAAGAGGCTGATATGATGGGCGCAACCGGCGTCAACAAAGACAGCACTATTAAGCCAGCGAATAGCGGCGATGCAACAAACCCAAAGCAGGGCGGCTCGCAAGACGCTTCTTACGAAGTACGTGATGAAAAAGAAGAGAATCAGGGTGCCAAAGTTTCTGGTAATGTTAAGAAAAACGCATTAACACAGTCTGGTCCAGGATCCGCTCCTAATTTCACTACTACGGCAGATCCCGCTTCTGTTGTCGGTCAATCTACTTCTGCAGGAATGCGCGAAGAAGATGAGACAACCGATGATGCAGACGTTGTAGCTGAAGATGACTATGAAGTTGTAGCAGCCCCTGCCGCAATCGATCTATCACCAATCTTTGGCGATGATCTTTCAGAAGAATTTAAAGAGAAGGCCACATCTATTTTCGAAGCAGCAGTTATTGCTCGCGTTAATTCGGAAATGGACAAAGTAACTTCTTCTCTAGAAGAAAAGTATGCAGCTGATGTAGCTGACTACAAAGAAGGTATTGTTGAGAAAATTGACTCGTATCTAAACTATGTGGTTGAAAACTACATTAGAGATAACGAATTAGCCATTGAGAATGGTCTTCGCACAGAGATTGCAGAAGACTTCATGGCAGGACTAAAGGTATTATTCAAAGAACACTACATTGAAGTACCTGAAGAAAAATATGATGTAATCGGTGAACTACAAGCCAAGGCAGAAGAACTAGAAGCAAAACTAGACGAAGCTATTGGTCACAATGTAGACCTTAACAAAGAAGTCACTTCTTTAAAGCGAATTGCAGTTGTCGAAGAACTGTCCAAAGATCTAGCTGATACAGAAGCAGCTAAATTAGGTAAGCTTTTAGAGGGTGTTGATTTTGAGAATGAAGATCTATATAGAGAGAAAGTTTCTGTTATTAAGGAAAATTATTTCCCTAAGAAGCAATTAACTGAATCTAAACAGACTTCACAAGTTCAACAAACTTTAATTGAAGACAATGGCAGTACACCTGATTATACAGGTGACACTGTAGTCAACGCATACGCGCAAGCGCTTTCAAGATCAATCAAAAGAGCGTAATTAATACGTTATCCATCAAGGAGAAAATAAATGTTTTTATCTGAAAACTTACAACAAAAATGGCAAGCCATTTTAGAGCACCCTGATCTTCCAGCGATCAAGGATTCCTACAAGCGTGCAGTTACATCTGTATTGTTAGAGAACCAAGAGCGTTCACTACGTGAAGAGCGTAGCGCAATGTTTGAGGCAGCTCCAACAAACAATATTAACGCAACAAGCGGTATCGACAAGTATGATCCAATCATGATCGGTTTAGTACGTCGTGCAATGCCTAACCTAATGGCTTATGACATCTGCGGCGTTCAGCCAATGACAGGTCCAACAGGTTTGATCTTTGCAATGCGTTCTACATATGGCGCAGAGCGTAACAATACTACAACTCGTGTTGAAGCATTGTATAATGAAGCGAATACATCATTCGCTGGAACTGCTAGTGGCCACGTAGGTTCAAATCCTGTTAGCGGCACTTACACAACAGGTCAAGGCGTTGCTACAGCAACTGCTGAAGCTATGGGCACTTCTGGTGGTCAAGCATTCAACGAAATGTCTTTCTCAATTGACAAGACAACAGTTACTGCGAAATCACGTGCTTTGAAGGCTGAGTACACTGTTGAATTAGCACAAGACTTGAAAGCTATTCACGGTCTTGACGCTGAAGCAGAATTATCAAACATCTTGTCACAAGAATTCATGTTTGAAATTAATCGCGAAGTTATTCGTACAATTTACAAAGTTGCTAAACCAGGTTCACCTGCAACAGCATCTGCTGGTACATTTGACTTAGACGTTGACTCTAATGGACGTTGGTCTGTTGAGCGTTTCAAAGGTCTATTGTTCAACATTGAACGTGATGCTAACCACATTGCACAAGACACACGTCGTGGTAAAGGTAACTTCATCGTTTGCTCTGCAGACGTTGCAAGTGCATTAGCTATGTCAGGTGTTCTAGACTACGCTCCAGCTTTGAGCACAGGTCTAAATGTTGACGATACAGGCAATACATTCGCTGGTGTTCTAAACGGACGCTATCGTGTTTATATTGATCCATATTCCAGCAACCTAGGTTCAGCAAGCCAGTTCTACATGGTCGGTTATAAGGGTTCTTCTCCTTATGACGCAGGTATGTTCTACTGCCCATATGTTCCTTTACAAATGGTTCGCGCAGTTGATCCTAACAGCTTCCAGCCAAAAATTGGCTTCAAGACACGTTACGGTTTAATTGCTAACCCATACGTTACTTCTGCCGATGGCGTATCAGATGCAGATGCAGCATCATTCACAGCAAATCGTAACCAATATTATCGTCGTACACAAGTGTTGAACTTGATGTAATTCGATATTATCGAGTAAGCCGACAAAGATCGGTACTTCTAAAGGGGGGCTTAGGCTCCCCTTTTTTGCCTTATAAATATAATAACGGAGGAAAGAAATGTATACTGCAAATGTAAATGTAGCAAAGCAAAATTATGCAAATTCATTACCCACGACATATGATTATCTAAGACCGAATGCTTTCCGCTTTTCTGTTAAGGATATTCCCAATGTGTCTTTTACTTGCCAATCAGCTAATTTGCCGCAACTCGCATTAGGTTTTGCCGTACAGCCTACCCCGTTTACTGACATTCCACGTATCGGTGATAAACTAGACTTCAGTTCGTTTACAATTAGATTTTTGATATCGGAAGATATGTCCAATTATTTAGAATTATACAATTGGTTAGTGGCTTTAGGTTTTCCTAAAGATTATACACAGTTTGACGCGTTAATAAAGAATAGACCTAGTAGATTCCCGTTTAAAGTGAATCAACGAGGTGAATCTGAAGTTTTGGCATACTCGGATGCAACTTTAACGATTTTAGACTCGACAAATACGCCTAAAGTAAATATAATATATAAGGATATATTCCCAATCTCATTAGAAGGATTGGATTTTGATATTGCATCTGCCGGTGTAGAATATTTTACCGCAATTGCCTCTTTTAAATATACGCTATTTGAAGTGGAGCAACTTTAATTAATATGGAGATTTTATGGCTAACAACAATAAACCTGGACTGAAGAACATTCCAAAAATTCCGGTTCCTAAGTTTAACAAACCCCCGGTCGCAGCTGAGGCACCCCCTGCGGCACCCCCTGCCGCACAACCGGGTCAATTGCAAATCAATATTGATGATTTGCGTAAAGAAAGAATCTTTGTGGCAACTCCTTGTTATGGTGGTATGCTTACAGAGGCATATTTCCGTTCAATGGTTCGTACATTGACATTCTTCAATCAACATCAAATCCCATTGGCGTTTGGTACTATTGCAAATGAGTCTTTAGTTACTCGTGCTCGCAATGTGTTGGTTGCATATTT